AAAGTAACACAATTTTTCTTTATCAAACCAAATTTCAATCATTCCAATATTTCCGTTTGAACGTGGTTTAATTTTATTAAAGTGTAATTCAGCTAAATTAAATGTAGGGTCTTGCCTGTGTACTGTAATCATACATTTACCACTATTGAACCATTCGCTGCCACCTTTTAAATCGTAAGGAACAGGAGCGTTTCTTTTTCCGTTTTCTTTTTCAGTTAGTTTAGGGTGTATAATTGTATGCAAATGTAAATCGTTGTCTTCTGCTATTTGGTTTCTATACGGCAAAACATATTCTAAATATTGTGCATAGCCACCGTAATCGTTATATGGGTGGTTTAAGTCCTTCCAACTATCAATTGAAGCTGTGTGTAGTTCATCGTGTTTTTTTAGTTCAACAGCCATATCCCAAAATTGAATTGGTGTAAGTTTTGCCTTAACATCTTTTTTAGTTAATACCTTAAAATGTTCTAAAACCCAATCAATAGCTTGTGTTATTTCTTTGTCTTCAATCGTGTTCCGGTCTAATGGGTTAAAACTTTTGCCTGTTTTCTTATGTATTAAATCAGCAATTATTTCTACATTAGAACCAACATCAGGGAAATAAACTAAATGCTTCCAACCATAAAATTTAGAAGTATTCATTAAACATTCCATTAATACTTGCGTTTTACCGCTCATAGGGAAACCTGTCCAATCCGTACAATTTCCTAAACTCATAGAATAATGTTCGTGTAAACTTTTAAATCCTAAATATTTGCCTTTATTATTGTAATTGTCTCTATACTTAAATAGTTGAGTAATTACGTCTCCAGCTTCGGTTATTTTATATCCATTTAACTCCACGGTGCTTTCCATTTTTTAGGTTCATTAACTTCTTGTATTTCTATTGGTTTTTCCCAAGTCCTTACACAAGCCTTCCAATCTATCATTTTATTTTTACCAACCATCCAACCTTTAGAAGAATAAAAATTTAAAAATTTGTTTACATCAACTCCGTTTTTTCGTTGTGTACAATATTCAAGTATTTCATTAAAAGTAGGTTCTATAAATATACTTCTTTCATTCTTTTCATTCTTAACATTCTTGTTAGTGTTCGTTTGCTTTATCGTTTGGTGTTCGTTTGCGTTATCGTTTGCTTGGTACTCTTTGTACTTAACTATTGATATTAAAGTAGTTACATTGTTTTTTTGCCTTACTATATTTTTATCATTTTCTAACGAATTTAAAAACCTTTCAACTTTGCCCCTTGACCATTTCCAGCGCTTACCTAAACTATCAATATCGTAACCAACTTGTCCTTCTTTTACATCAACTCGAATACCACGTTTATAAAAATATCCTTCTTTGTGGTTTGCTAATAATAATAAATCAATCCAAGCGTGTGTCCTATCAAATGGCTCACAATTGTAAATTGGGTTTTCTAATAAACACCTGTGTACTTTAATCCAACCTTTCATACTTTAATTTTTTTTAAATAAAAAACCCCTGTTGAATCCGCAGGGTCTCACTTCTGCTTCATTAACAAGGGTTAATAATTTTTTTTGTTCTATTACGTGAGACCGAACCATATCGCAAATATAATAATTACTTTTAAATAAACACGAATTAATAAAATTTATTTTTTATTCTTAATTGAATTTTACGCAAGTCTTTTAAGTTCTTTGCTTCTTTTATTTCTTTTCTTAAGTCAAGTTCTGGACGTTCTAAACTCAAAAGCAATTTGTAGTATTCTATGTCGTGTAAAAATAACTTGTCGTTTACATCGCTTAAGTCTTGGTAAGTTTTTAAACCGTGTAGTATTGTTGCGTGGTTCATATTAAATAAACTTCCAATTCCTTTAAGTGTGTGTCCGTCTTCGCGTAGCTTTCTAAACAAATAAATTCTCCTGTGTACTATTTCACGTTTTCGGTTTTTTTGTGCAAGTCCGTCTTGTTCGATTATTTCTTTTATTAGTTCTATCATTTTTCTATTTGTTTAATTTCAATTATAATATCGTCATTCTTTTGTATTAAGTTTTTAACGTGCTGAAAGTCGTAAGCTTCAACAATTCGTGTTTCTAACTTAACAGGTGCGCCAACATACGCCCAAGTTTTAAATGTTGCTTTAAATCGTTTCATTTCTTTATATTTTATTTGTTCGTTTTTTTTAATTCTGCATATTTCAAGGTATAACCCCAAGTCAAATGTTCCTCGCCATTGTCGTTGCCACCAATCTAATTGCTCGTAGGTTGTTCCACTTTTCATAACTCGTAATAAAAAGTGTAGTTACTATCGTCATTGCTTGTTTTCCATTCCCAAAAGTTGTAGTGTGCTAAATCGCTGTTTATTGCTTCCTGCATCTCAAGGCGCAAATCTTCCAAAAGACGAACACCTAAAACGTGCGGTTGTAAATTGTCTTCTGTTTCTGTTTCCCACTTCTGCGAAATTTCAACTTCTAATTCAATAAACGCATATTCCGAAACTTCGTCCCAATCGTTGAACTCCCAAGTTCCTGCTATTGAATAAGTCCAACCTGTAAATTCGTAGGTTAATTCCCAACCTTTATTCCAAAATTCTAAATTTCTATTTTTCATCTTACAACGCTTTTAAATACATTAAACAATAGAACATACCACCCAACACAATAAAAGCCGTTAGAGTGCTTAAAAAGTGCTTTAAAAACGATTTGTGTTCTTGGGTTGTTGGTGTAAAGTAATCAATTAAGTTTTTCATAGTCTTATTTTTTAAATTGGTTAAATAAATTTTCTACTTCCTGCAATTGTTCATCGTCTAAAAATGTACATAAGGTTTGAATAATTAAATGCAGTTGATTCGTGTTTTGCTTGTCTTCTTTTTGTTGTAGTTCCAAGAAGTCAATTACTTTGCTAAATTCTGTTTTCATAGTTTTTAAATTAGTGTGCGTTACCAAGTCGCACCCCTTGTTTTTTTATTAATTAACTAATCCTTTAACGTAGTAAACATCTACATTCATATTTTCTTTATCGTCAGGACTTACTGCGCCATCATAAAAGGCATCTTTACCAAATACTTTTTGAATATCTATATCACAAATACAACCTTCGTATTCCACAACTAAACAAGCAAATGGAAGTCCGATTGTTCGAGATAAAAAAATACTATTATTATGCGTACGTTGTGTAGTTTCATTTTTAGAATATAACCATAAATGGTTCATTCCTGCTTTTAAACTTCTTTTATACTGCTCTGATGTTAATTTAATTGCTTTCATAATGTTAGTTTTAAATTGTTTCGTTATTAATTATATGCAAATATATATACTATTTTAATAACTACAATACTTTTTAACAATTATTTTTAAATTATTTTTAAAATCCTTGTGTTTATTGCGTTTGCTGAATAGAAAAAAGTGTAATTTATATTCATTCTAAATAAGTAAAACACTTAATTAAGGTGAATTTTACTTAATAATGTATTATTATACAGGTAAAACCCTTAAAATCTTTGCTATTATTAAGGTTATAACCATAAAAATGTCAAGTTTATTAATTAAAAAACGGGACAATTAATCGGAATTAAACCGTTTATTGTAACAATTTGTGACAAAAAAAAACAGCTGCGTGCTGGGGAGCTTACAACTGTTTTCTTTTTTTCAACTATGAATGACAAATATACTATAAATTATTTAATCAAACTAAAAAATATGCGAAACTTTACGTTTCCATTTAAATTTTTTATAACTTTTTAATTTGTCATTTATACATAAACTTATAGATGAAATATTATAGTCTAATTCTCTTTTAATATCCATTAAACAATTCCATTCTTTTACAAATTTATTGTCTAAATCAAATTGTAATACTTTAATACTTCTTGGGTGTTGTTCTGAAAAAATACCTTTTCTATTACTTATCCTTCCTTTTCTACCTTTACTTTTATTAATTTCATCAGTAAATTTTATTCCTGTTTTAGTCAAAGATATTTTGTCTTTTGTTTCTTGAGTGTGTTTTTTACCTAACCAATTTTGATTGCCCATTGAAGCTTCAGACATTTTCTTTAAAGTCTCAATTGAAACTTTTCCGCTTTTATCGTTTGTTTTTGTTAAAACACAATTTAAACCATTATTAAGACAATTATATAATTCTTGATAATACCTTTCATAATTATTTAATTCTTGTTCCAAACATTCTTGAACTATTTCAAATATATGATTAACAACACCATATTTTAAAAAAGACCTGTGTAACTTTATTTGTTTTTTATTTTTAACATACATTCTTTTATAACCAATAAATCTTTTTTCAATATTTACACTTTGACCTATGTAAATTTTATTGCTTGGACTTGTTATTTTATAAATTCCTATCATAATTAAAGATACAAAAAAAAATGATTAAACCATTAAAAAACGTGGGTAATTCGGGCGACTTGCCCAAATTCTTTGTGATGTATGTAACCTTCAACCGCTTTTGGAACTCCTGTATATCCGTTTTTATGATGCCAACTGTCGCTTCCTGAAGGACTGCGTAACGTTTCAAATGTTACTCCGATGAAATCTTTACTTGTTTTGTGGTGTATATGGTGCGAATAAATATATCGGTGTTTAGTTTCGCTCCAAAGTATTGGAAATTCAGTTGCTAACAATAACGGTAAGTGTTCGATTTTCGCTCCGTCTCCGTGTGTAGTTCCGATTAGATTGTTTCCGTATTTAAACGCCTTACGATGCTTTAAATCTACGTTAAAATTGATTGTGGACTTGCTAAAGTGTGCTTCGATTAATTGCATTAAAAAGAAACCGTGCGTTAAGTCGTGATTGCTTGGATTGTAAACAACTTCGACTTCAGCGAAACTTAATAACTTTTCTAACAAATCAATGTATAGATTTTTAGCCATTATAAAATTGTCGTACCACATTCCGTCCGTGTCTTGTGGTGTTCCACCTGTTGTAGTTCGCCTTGTGTTGTCGGTGTGTAATATGTCGTTTCCTGCAACAAATAATACTTTGTCAATATAAAACCCTTTTGCTTTGTTTAAAATGCCTTGTAGTCCTTCTTTTGCACGTTTAACGGCAATCTGTGAATTATAGTCTTCGCCTGTTTCAAATGCTGTTGCAAGTTTTCCTATATGTAAGTCCGCAATATCAATTACAAGTAAATGCGTGTCTTCGCTTTTAATAGTTTCTATTGCGTGGTATTTCGGAGCGTATAACTTTACTTCTTTTATACATTCGTCTTTTATTTGTTGAATAGCGTTTAGTTCTTCCTGTTTAAAGTTTGGGTTCTTAAAGAACAAAGAAGCTTGTTTAGTTTTTAGCCAACCGTGTTTAACGTCTTTGTCATCAACTCCAGCTTCATCGGTTGCTTCTTTTATTCCACGATACTGCATAAGTATTTCAATTTCGTCTTGTTTTAAACGAAACCTTGCGCTGCTATTTTTCATAAAATATTTAGATTAATGATTGTTTTGCATACTTCCATAGGAACGAAAGTAGTAAACCTATTCCAACACCAACGAATAAAAGATTTAAATTTCCTTTAGGTCGGTTTAATTTGACTTGCATTTTTGCCTTTTTACCTTCAGCTCGTGCCTGTGCTTTTTCAACTATTCGTTCTTTGTATATAGTCTTAACCTTAATTCTATATTCAATTTTTTTATCTAATCGTGTTTTTGGAACGTAAACAGTTTTGTATTGTATAACCGTGTCTTTAGTGCTTATAAACTTTTCCCAAACTATTGTGTCGTTTACAATTACCGGAATACTATCCAAAGTTGTAATACGAATTGTATCGCCTGTTTCATCGCATTTAAAACCCTTCTTAATTGCTTTGTTCAAATGGTATTGAGCCGAACACGAATAAAGTAAAATGCTAATAATTAGAATAAATAGTTTTCCCATTTTTTTTGGTTGCTTTTAATACTTGTTTACGATTTTTAGAACTGAAACTAACGTGAACCCACGAAGGATTTTCATCGTTTCCAAACTCCCAAATTAGTTGGTCGAACTCTAATTTGTCTTTGATAAAATGAAACCCTTTAGAACCTATTTGTAAGTCCATTGCTTCGCCTTTTGTATGTTGTGAAGTCTTAGAACCACCTATCATTTTATTGACCTGTAAACTACGAAAACCCGAACTAATTTCTATCGGTCTGTTTAGGTAAATTCTTAAAGGTTCAAACACGTTTTCACACAAAAGTTTTGCGGACGCAATTTGCGACTCGTTCATTTCGTTATTAAGGTTGCGTAACGTTGCTATTCCTGAAGCTTGAAACTCTTTTAATGTAACGTGTGCGCTTAAATTCATTTTAATTTATTAATGTTGTCTTTAACTTCTTTTGCTCTTGCAAACAATAACTTTGCGCTTTGCCAAATGTCTATTCCTTTAACAACTTTGTAATTTTCGTTTATACTCATAACTTCTATTGAAGCAAGTACCAACGCTAAAACTTTTGTAAGCATTAATGGAACTGAAAAGAATTGTAAAATTATTTGGTTAATAATAAAATAGTCTATAAGGTAAAAAAGTATAACCGTCAACTCGTATAAAAGTAATTTAGAAACTATTGCCGAAAGTTTGCGTGATGTTATTTCTTGTTTTAGGTGTTTAGCTTTCCAAATGCCTGTAGCTGTGTCCGACAATATCAACGCAAATAAAAGTCCAAGTATTCCGCTAATAGGTAAAAAAAACGAAAAGCAAATAGTTAATAGTTTCAATGCGGAATTTTTAATTGTGTAAAGTAATAAATATAATTGTAGTCTCATAATCCTAAATCTTCAAGTGCTTCGGTTAAACTGAAAGTTAAGTAAAAAAACAAAGTAACTCCTGCCAAATTAATGTAGGGTTCTGTGCCTTGACAAATCAAAGAAAACGAAGTTAAAAAACCCGCTATAAAATAAAGACTTGCTAAATAGTTACTTTTCATCTATTCCCCTTTAAGTGCTTTCAACTCTTCGTACATAGCTAAAAGCTGTGCTTCTTTTTCTTGTATTAATTCTTCTTGAGTAGGACTTTCTACTTCAATAAACTCGACTTTTACAAGTCCGTTCTCATCATAAATTTCGTTTCTAAATTGTGCCATAATTTTATTATTTTTTCATTGATATTTGAATTGTACTACCAGAAACAAAAGCATTTACACCTGCTACACTTGGCGCCCCACTTGCGTATGTAAGTCCAGTTTGAGACCAAGAAGTATGTTGAGTACCCGTAGTAGTACAAGATAATGGTATAGAAGATGCGTTATTTATTCCTGTAAATGAAATACTATTAACATTTGTTTGAATACCTAACCAATAAATTGTTCCTTGTGTAAAAACAAAAGAAGATATAACACTTTTTGTACCTGTTGTTGAACAATCTAAATCAGTACTACTATATAATAAATTAGTAGGTTGATTATTACTTGAAGAATAAACACAAATCCTTGCTAATCCTGTTGCTTGTGCAGTTATTACATTAATAGCGAACTCTACACAAGTAAAAGTTGTGTTTGGTATATAAGGAACGTATTGCATACTAGCACTTGAAATACTATGAGTTGAAGCAGTACCAGCAGTTAGTGCGTTTGATGTTCGAAAACCAATTAAAGAACTATAAACCGCTGATTGTAAACCTGTACTACCACCACCGCCACCACCTGAAGAATTAATAGTCTGATTAGGGAAAGTCCCTGTAATAGTTACATTAGTTCCTGCTACCAAACTTGGAGTTGCTGTGCCTGTACCACCATTAGCTACTGCTACAATTCCTGTAACGTTGTCTGCCGTTCCTGTAGTGTTTTGGTTCAGTGTAGGAATATCTGCGCCAACAATCGCTCTAAATGTCGGAACTCCTGCCGTTCCGTTTGGTGCGGCTAAAATATTATTTGCAGTCTTTGAAGCATACGGATTTTGAGTGTCTCCATAATTTGAAGCCAAACTAATAACAGGTGTTGTCGTTCCTGTTGCAACTACAGGTGTTGTTGCTGAAACTGAAGATACACCGCCGGTTATTACTAAATCGCCACTTCCTAAAATCGAATTACTATTTATGGTTTTTATGTTTGTGCCACTTACTAAAGTAGGTTGCACTGTTAAGTCACCGCTACCTAATAATGTATTGCTATTAATGGTTTTAATATTAGTACCACTTATTAAAGTGTTTTGCTTTGAACCTATAATATTTGCACCTGTTACCGACTTTGTTACATAACCACCTGCTCCATCGCTTTCACTAATTTCTACTAAATCAGTATTTGCTATTGGTGTTCCTTTTGCTGTTAATTGACTAATTTTAATATCTGCCATTTTATTTTATTTATTGTGTTACTCTTTTGTCGTTATTTTCTGTTATTCTTTGGTCGCTTATTTCTGTTATTCTGTATGCACTTGGTATAATTATTGGAACGGCTACACCATCTATAACTCCTATTCCTTGTGCGCTTAAACTTCCGTTACAACACTTTATAGAATACCTTTTTCCGTCTTTACATAGGCAACCACGTTGACCGCCTTTTGGACTTGTTCTCGAAGGTAAAGAACCCCAACTACTTCCCATTTTGTAATTTATTTAGGTAAGTCTTTAACTTTACGATATTAACTTCCTTTGGTTTGTATGTTCTTAAATGTACCATCCAGTGTAATTATTATTTGTATCTGGAAACATATCACTTGTTGAATTTGTGTTATATTCAGGAAACAAACTCGTGTTGTTGCTTATGTAATCAATAAAACGTTGTGTGTAGTGTTGTGCTATTTGTGTTTCTTTTTCAATTAAAAAGTCTATTTCGTTTTTTTCTACGCTTGTTGAATTTTCGGAATTGTGTTTGTAAACTCCTTTGTTTGAAATCGTGTAAGCTGCAAACGGCAAATAATACTTCATTGCTAAATGAATTAACATCGGCTTTAAATAAGTCGTTGTAAGCGTTAAATAATTACCACTTAATGTATTTGCTATTATGTCCGCTTTTATCTTGTCTAATAGCTTTGTTCCTGTGAAATTTTGCAAGTCTGTATCTTGTGCAATCTTGATGTATTGTATAAAATTGTCCGTGTCAACATTTCCGTTTAACGAAGTAAATTTAACTATGTCTTGTCTTGTGACTAAAAGTGCGTCTGCCATTATCGTGTTATTGTTCTTGGTGGTTGTGGGTTGCTTGGTAAAAATCCGTAGTTATCCATATCAACAGGACGTTTAGCAACAAGTTCCGGATTAACAACTATGTAACCACTAATTGCGGCTTTTAGTTGTCCTATTTTTTTTGCATCATTTATATTAATTCCTTTTCCTAAAGGAACAACATAAACTTGTTTATTCCATCGATGGTAACAATTTCCACCACCTTTATAGAGCCATATTGAATACGTTGATGCGCCTTTTGCTCCCCAACCTTCGTTTACTGCAACATCGCCCATTGCTAAAATATCTTCTTTTCTATAAACTTTATTTGCACTTATCATTTGAGTACAAAAAGGTCTTGTTTTTTCGTTTATTGCTCCTACATATTTATAACGTACAATAAATTTTAATTGCTTAATTATCTTATCTTGTGCGCTTGTTATGTTTGGTCTTGCTTCTCCTGTACTAACCAAGTTTACAATTTTACTTAATAAACTTTGTTTTGGCTCTTTACTCAACAACTCGTTTTCTTCGTCATCTGTGTCGTAGTCAACTTCTTTTTCATCTATTAAAATCCAATTGTCTTGTGGTTCTTCTCCTAAATCAATTAATGGGTTTGTATGTGCGCTTAATTCTGTTCCTGTTTCTTCAGCTACTTGTTCTTCGTTCTGCGTGTTTTCCAAGTCCGTAAATTCAAGTGGTTGTAAAGTCTTGAAAAATAACTTTAAAGCAATTCCGTTGTAAGCTAAAATGCTATCAAAAGCGTCTAATAGTTCTTCTTGAAACGGTCTTATAACCATATTGTCAAAAAGTATAGATGAATTTTTTAGTTCTTCTGCGTTACTTGAAAAACCATTTGTTGAAGCAACACCAAATAATAAAGGTGAAGTTATATTGTGTCCTAACATTATTTTGCGTAAACATTCTTCGCTTAAATACGTGTAGTGTTCTGGAGCATCGTTTAACGGAATGTCTTCAACTGTTGTTTTGCTTTCTGCGTTGTTGTTAAAAGCTACAATTACTTTTTGTCCGCGTGAACCTGTTAATTTGCTTAAAACTTTATTTGAAATAATACTTTGTTGTTCGTCCGTTGGTATTCCGTTATTAAAGTTTACAACTTTAGTTCCACTAAATCCGTTTTGTACTTCGTTAATTAAGTAGTCTGCAACTTCTTCTTCTAAAAGTGTATAAGGAACTGCACCTTGATAGTCCGGATAAGCGTAATATTTCATTCCAACCGAATAAGGTTTTGAATAAAGTATTTCTATTTTGTCTTTGCTATAACCAAAAGCGTTAAATCTAATTGGCGCAAACTTTTTAGTATCGTCCCAATTGTCAGAATAATAATAACCTGTTATGTTTCCGTCTTTGTCGCATTTTTCAGCTCGTAATAAATTAACAGGAATATGATATGCTTTTAATATTTTGTCGTGCTTGTCATTATAATGTACTTGGATAGCAAATTGCCCAAACATTTTTCTATCCAAAACCATTTTTCTAACGTCTTCTTTGTGAAATAAAGACATCATTTGTGCGTATTCATTCGGCTTTTTATTAGCGTCCAATGCACTTAAACCTTTTCCGTAAATTAATCGTGCTACGTTGTTTATAATAGCGTTGTTTGTGGTTGAATTGCTATATCTCTCAATTAAGAATTGAAAGTATTGGTCGCCGTCTTCGGTTAAAAAGTCAACCCAATTTTCTCGGTTAGTTTCCGAAATAACAGGTGACGTATAAGCCGACAAGTTTAAAACGTGTAAATTATTCATATACTATAAAATCATTTGTTGTTGCATTACTTACATATTGATTGTTGTTAACCGAAAATGTAACTAATGGTTGTGCCGTGCAAAAAACACGGTCTTTAAATATTATGGTTGTGCCTACTCTTAAAACTAAATTGTAAAAATGTCCTTCTACTAAACCAAAGGTTGCTGTAATTGTATAAATGTAGTCTCCAACAGTTCTTGAAGTAATCGCTACAGGCGTTGTTACGTTTGTTTGTTCGTCTGTTAGTTCTAAAACATTAAACGTATTGTTACGTGGAATAAAACTAAACGTCTGCGGACTTCCTGAAGGTGTTAATACTATCATATTAGTATAATTAAATATTCGTGTTTTTGTTCTTTTTTTAAGACAAAAAAAAAGCCGAACTTACGAACGGCTTTAAAAATAATTTTTTAAATTTAGTTGTCGTCAACTGTTGCTCCTGTGAAACAGCTACTAACCAATAAAGCATCTGTGTAAGGTGAAGTAACTGACAAGTGATTTGCAGGAAGTGCTTCTTGTCCTACAAGTGTCATTGTGTAACCGTTTAAGTCACCCATTGCAGTACCGTTAGAAATTAAACCTGTTGTTACGTCCATTCCATTACGAAGTCCAGCTATAAAGAAATTGTTAGCGTTTGTCTTAATTACAACGTGTGGTCTTCCCCAAGCAAGTAATTTCATTTGCTTTGTAGTTACTGCGTCTAAACCTTTAATTGTAAAAGTTAAAGTTTGCTCTACAAATGTAGTTCCGTTTTCACGTGAGCTTGTAATTGTTTGCTCGAAAGAATTTGCACCTTTCAAATCGTATTTAAAAAGTGTTGTAACTCCTGCTATTGTGTCAATTTGGTCTTCAAAGTCTGTTGAACTATCAAAAGTAATTGTACCCATTCCACCGTAGTTAATAAAGTAAATTGACTTTATACCGCCAACGAACTCTTTGCATTGCTCTGCACGTCCGTGTGTTAATAAACAATTTGACATTTTTTTTTGTTTTTAAATGTGAATAAAATAAAGCGGAATTTTTACACCCCGCTTTTTATTTAATGTTATACTCCGTAAAGAACTACGTCTGAACCAATACCGTATTGAATACCTGCGTTGTAACGTAAAATAACTCTAACGTTGTTACTTCCGTCAATATCCGCCATATCAATAGTTTTCACAAGTGAATTGTCATTTAAAAGTCCGCATCCAAAATAAAGGTTGTCTACAGTTGTTGCAATCATATTGTTTGCACCAAGTCCGTTAGCCATAAAAATTGGAATACCATCATAAGATAAACTTCCGTTTGTGTACCATTGTGTTCCTTGTGTGTTTGTTCCGTTTGCCCCTAAACCTGAAGCTGCAAAACCACCCAAAGCACGAACGTACAATTTAGCAATCTTTTGAGAAACATAAATTCTTAATCCTTCGTTTCCATAAAGTGAAGCTGGAATTAAATCTACTGTTCTTCCTATTTCGCCAATTACAGTTGTTGCGTCTAAAGTTGTTGTCAATGGAGAAGAAACGTCGATAACGTCTGCGTCTGCTAACATCAAAGTTTTAAATCCTGCAAATTCTCCTGCTGTTGCGTTTGTTCCGTTCCAAATTGTAGTTTCAATTTTAGCTGCTACTTTAGCTGCTACGTGTGCAATTAAAAAGTCTGCAAAAGTTTTAGGCAACGTTTTGAACGCTGAATAACCCATACTTGCCGATTGCCAAGATTGTGCAAGGTCTAACTTGCAAAGTTGTAAATTTACTTGAAATTCTTCTGTTGTTAATACTCTTTCAGTTAGTGTTACCGTTCCTGAAGCGGTAAAATCACAAGTTGCGTTTGCTACGATGTCACCTGTAGCGACTTTTTGCATAACTTGTTTGTAAGCAACGTTTGGAAGTATAGATACTCCGCCTTGCTCTAATGTTGGTGCAGACAATAAAGCTGCTGCTAAATACTTACCTGCAAACTCACCTGCGTAAGTTGTGGTAATTGCTGGGTTTGAACCAAATGGCATTTTGTTAAGTTTTTAAATTGTTAATACTAATTGTTTATTTTTTCTATAATTGAATCCATTATTGAACGTGGTCTTTTACTTGCGTATTGGAAATGTTCAACTTCATTCGTGTTTTCAGGGTTAAACGCAATTGGCTTTACGTCTGCAAGTTCGGTTACTTCTGTTGTAACTTCGTCAACTTTAGACAACTTTTCTAATTGTGCTTTTAACTCTATATTTTCTTGTGTTAATTTTTCTATTTCTGCAAAGAATGTTTCTTTAACTACGCTTTCAATTGTCTTCTTTGCTGTTGGTGTTGCTTGTGCTTCAACTTCTTCTTCAACTTCTGGCGTTTCTTCAACAACTTCTTCTTCTGTTGCAACTTCTTTTATTTCTAAAATAATTCCTTCAACTTCTACTACTAAAATACGTCCGTCTTCTAACTCATATTCTCCAATTGGAACAGGAATTTTTTGTTCGTCTTCCGTTACAATAAAAACTTCTTTGTCCATTTCAAAAGCATCAGCTTCAAAAATTGTTATTCCGTCCATTAATTTCATTGTTTCAAGTTTTACTTCCATTCCAAGTAAAGTTTTGATTTGGTTAATTACGCTTGTTTTCATTTGTTTGTTTTAGGTTATATTTATATAATTTAATTGTTTATTTTTTGTTGTATTTTCAAACTTAACGTCCTTGTCTTGTATAAGTTTTAGTATAATTTTTACTTGACTTTAATTTACTATTTCGTGTTTTTGCGTGTACTCCTGCACGTTTAACTTTCGGTTTTTTAAGATGAATTTTAACGTTAGTTTGCTTCGCCATTTAAAATAATTTCTTTTATTTTGTCCATTAAAATTTGCTCGTCATTTACTAAACTCATTTCGTATTTGTCCGCAAAATAACCTTCAATAGAAAATCCTTTTACTTCACCAAGTTTTACTTTGTTCCAAATTTCATCGTTGTTTACTTTCATAGAAATAACCCAAGTACCTTTTGGAAAATTAAATCCGTAGTTCGTGCTTTTGTCGTTTTTCCCTTCTGTAATCCAACTTTCGACAACCGACATTCCGTCTAACTTTTGTTTATGTTCTAAAGTTGCGTTGTTCTGGTTGCTATTCATAAAAAATAACTCACTTGCTTTTCTTACAGTTTCTTCAGAAAAGTAAATATAGTATTCTTCGTTCTTGTCGTTTTTGCGGTAAATTTGTTTGTTAGGAATTAACGCTGCACCCATTAAAATACGCTTTTCAGCATCAACTTCTTTTAACTCTATTTCGTGTTTTTTTAGTGCTATAAAGTCGCTTTCGATTGCAGGACTTGACACTACTGAAACTGCGTCTATTCCGCTTGTCTCGTCTTTTTCGTCAATTATTAATTCAACTATTCGCATAATATATTAATTAAATTATTGTTTGTTTGTTGTATTTTCTAACCGCCTAAAGTTGCGTTTGCTAACCTGTTCCTATCTAACGCCTGTTGTGAAGTTACTTGTCCTGAAACAACGTATGCTTGTATTGGTTGTTGGTTTAGACTTGCTAACTGATTAACTCCACTTTGTCCAACTACGTTAAATTGTGGTGCTGACATTGTTGGAGCTGTTGGAACGTTACCGCCACCACCACCACCTGCTGAACTACCACCACCTTCAAATTGTGTTCCTGCTATTTTTGCTATTTGAATTGCTCCGGTTGCAGCTGCTATTCCTGCTTCAACAAATTGCATTCCTGTTGCTAATTTAATTGGGTTACCACCCGCAGTTAAAGCGCCTGTAACTGCTAAATAAGTATTTGCAATAGCTGAAGCGAGGTTAAATGCTTTTTGTGTTTTAAACGCTTTACGTTGGTCTTTTTCGCTTTTACCTGCGCTCATTTGAAAAGCATCGTTTAAAATAGATAAAGCCGACATTGCCATTTGTATTTTTTTATTTGTATTGCTTCTTGTTTTTGTAAGTTCTTCGTTTTCTAAAGTTTCTTTATCTTTTGAATATTTTATATCAAGTGCTTTTAAAATTTCTTTATTGTCCTTGTATAATAATTGGTCGGCTTCGTATTGAGTTGTTAATTTTGATAATTTTAATTCTTCTTCACTTAACGTAAGTTCTTTTAACTTTAAATCTTCAGCAGCTTTTTTGTCTTTGTCTGCTTTGTCTAATACGCCTTTTTTCTTTAAATAATCGTTTTCTAATGCTAACAATAAATCTTTATTTCCTTTAGCCGCAGTTATTTCTTTTTGATAAGCATCATAAAGTTTTTGTTGCTCGGTGTCGGTAAGTGCCGCAATTTTATCAAAAATTTGTTGGTCGTATTTATCTTCAATTTTTAATTTTTCTGCGGCTTCTGTTTTTTTTAATTCTGTTATGTCTAATTTATGTTTTGCCGCTTCATCGTAAAGTTCTTTGTATTTTCTTTGAACTCCAACAATTTCTTTTGCTTCATCACTTAATAAACTATCTGAATATGCTGTTTCAAGTTCTTTAATTTTCTTTAAAGCATCTTCTTTTTGTTTTACTCTTTCTTTTTCCTTTTCTGCGTTTTCTTTTCCACGTTCTTTAGCTGCATTTATTGCTTCTTTATTTTCGGCTGTTTCTTGACGCGCTAACATTTTTTTCTGCCTGTTCAATTTAATGCCAGTCATTGCACCTTCGGTTTCCGCTTCGTTCAACGCAATAGTAGCTTCACGAATTTCTTGCTTCATTTTTATTTCTGCCTGTCCGCCTAATGCCTTTGCTTTTCCTTTTAAAATTTCTAAATCTTTAGCAGCTATTCTTGTGCGTTCTGCTGCGGCTTTATTTTCTTCTTTTGTTACTAACGCAAGTGCTTTGCGTTTTTCATTCATTGAAGTAGTTTCATCCGTTAAAATCTCTCTTGACTGAACAAGTAATTTATTAACTTCTGATTGTGCTACTGATTGTTCTTTTTTGGCTTTATTATTTGCTTGTTGTTCTTTTTCTAAAGCTCTAACAATTTTAAAAGTTTTACCACTTGCTGCGTCTCCTAATTGTTTAAACGAATCAGCCGCTTCTCCGTTTGCGTTTTTAATCGCTTCGGAAGCACCTTTAAAATCTAAAGTTAAAAATTTATAAGCTGCTTGTACTGCGTAACCAAAAGCACGGACTAAACCCATAGTTGCGTCTTTTACTTGTGTACCAACTGCGCTTAAACCTTCCCAAACTGCCGCTATTTCTTTACCGCCTTTAACGTTAGATTGAAACGCTTCGTAAACAAGTTTTAAACCTGCAACGATTCCCGCAATAAGTAAAACAATTGGGTTTTTAAGCAAGTTCATAAATTGAGCGCCCAACTTCATTACGCCACCTTCTGCCGCTCCAAGTCCCGGTACAAGTCCTGTAATTGCAGTTTTAATTGCTGCAAACGTTCCCATTTTAGCGCCTGTTGCTGCACTTGCATTTCCTAAAGTTGTAACTCCTGCCGCTGCCGCTGTTGATGAAGCTGCAACTCCACCTATTTCAGCAGATGCCTGAGAAGCGTTTGTTTTAACTTGTATTTCAATTACTCTTTTTTCAGCCATTATCTTTTATTTTTTTTCTTAAGTTTCTTCTTAATGCTTGTTTATATTGTTCTTTTATGGAAGTAGTAAATTTATATTTACCCTTTGCGATGTCAATGTTTTCACTTTCACCGTAAAAATCACTTAACAAAAGCATTTCTATTATTTTGTTTATCATACTTGGTTTATTATTATGTAACTTGTGTCCGTGTTTCCGTTAGTGTAGTTACTTGTTAAACTTATTGTAATTGTTCTTGCTGCGTTTGGTGGTACTCCTATTATTAGAAAACCTTCAGCTGTAAAAAGTAAACTTGACAAAGTAACATTACTTGCATTTGCGCTTTTTTGAACTCTTACTTCATAAACTCCTGTGCTAAAATAAATTGCTATTTTGTGATTGCTTCCTGTTCCTACTGGACTAATTTCGTACTTAATTGGTTTTATTTCTGCAAAGTCATTAATTAAAGTAAAGTTAACATCTCCTGTTGTCAAATCGCTTTGCATTTCATTTATTAAATAACGTTTATCTCTTATAACAAGTCTGTCGTTTAACTGAAGTTGTGTAAGTAAAGAAATAGGAAGTATCGTTTTTACTTTTACAAGCCTATTTTTTTTGTTGTATAGGTTAATTAAATAACTTGCATAATATACAGAATAAAGAGAACTATCGTTTACAACATTATAAAAACTTGAAATTTCTGCACCAAAATTTAATGTAACAGGAAAGAAACCGCCTAATGAATTTAATATATTTGTGTCTTGTCCAAATGGAACGTATTCTGGTATATGTGGACTTCCGCCGTCCCAATGTAAAGGTGTGCCTATTATAGTTGTTAATTGGTTCATATACAACAAGCAAGGTTTTGGTATGTAAGATGTCAACTCTTTATTTAAAGAATAACCTACTTGCAAATTGTTTCCAAAGTTTGTATGTAATAAATTTTCAAATGGACTTTCTATTTTGTATTCTCCACCGTCATAATTCCAACCTATTTTTACATTTCCATAACCGTGTGCATCTGCATTAAATGGACTTTCAAGAAAGTATTTGTTCATAAAACATTCGCTATCTTGATACTTAAATTCGATTGACTTATACAACTTCATTCGTTCAATTTCAATGCTTGTAACATCAGTAAATTGCGTTATATCTCTAATAATTCCCCTTCCATACCAAACGGGTAACGGGTCAAAAGTAAATACGTTCTTCTCATTTGAGTAAACTGTTATATTAAACTCTTTGCATATTCCTGTAATAAAATCAGATATTTTCATATCAGGTGCTAAACCTGCTAAATCAGTTTGTCCACTACAATTTACAGTTGCTGTTGCTTGTCCAAAATAAAGTGGAATGTAGCCCGGAAGTTGATATGCAATATAATCAAAAGTAAGATTAAAAATAATTGGTGTATTTGTTCTAATAATAAAACTTACTATTCCATTTCCATACCATCCAATATCGATAGGAAAATTTATTAAGCCGTCAACAATACTATATGCTACTGCAAAAACTCCATTAACATAAAGGTCTAAATAACCAACAGCTCCTGCTGGAGTTGTTGAAGTTACAGAAATATAAAGGTTGTGTTGTATTCCACCATTTACAGGTGGTTGAAAAACGCCAACTTGAAAAGTGTTATTTGTTGTGTTAAATATTGTTGGGTCTAAAGAAGGTGTTCCAGATGTTGTTGCCCAAGTAACAATAGTTGGAGAATTTACTTCAAATATTTGGCTTTTGTTTTTATACCATAAAAATGCTTTTCTAAATAAATCAGTTTGTAAAAATAAACCATTAAATGTTATTCCGTATTGATTTTGTATTAAATCAAAAATACTTGCAACTCTAACCGCAGGAAATAATTCAGTATAAAAAAGTCTTCCGGTATTATGCCCTAAATTATTTACATTGCTTGAAGGATAGTTGTACCATTCTGGAAGGTTTGCTGTTGGTAATGGAACACTTGAACCAAATTGCCAAACTCGTTTAGAACTTATTAAAGGATAACGAACGTCGTAATCAGTTACTAAACTATCTATTGTTATCCTATCAAAAACTTCTTTTTCAGTAAAATCGTGGTTTAAACTTGTATAATCTAATTGGCTTAATTTGTCTTCGTTGAAGTAATCTTTTAAACTTACACCTGCTCCGTAAAAAGTTACTGAATAACTATCGGGTCTTCCGTTTTTTAGGTTCGTCTTTTCAAGTTGAATTTTACCACGTCTAAATAACACCGTGTCAACTTCAATAAAAGCGTTGTATCTATTTTGGTAATCTATTATTCCTAAAGAGTCAACATCATTTTGGTAAAAGTGTTTAAATATAGCGTTGTTAGTTGGTGAACACGGAATTGTAAAACCTTGTGAATAGTCTGTAAAAATTTTACTTATATCCGAAATATTTTGTATTGTTGAACTTACGGAAATTTTTTCATCGTTAAATAATTCTAAACGTGCAAAGTTTGTTTCCGCTTGTGCAAAATCTGTTTCAATAAAAATGCCAACTTCTCTTTTCATTATATTACTGAATTAATAACATCGTATGCAAACTCAAACTCTAAAGAATAATTAATTTGTTTCGTGTTTATATGCTTAAACAACTCCGTGCTTTTAGTATTAATCTTTGCAGGTTTGTTGTCTATTAGAATTCGTTCGCTTAACATTATTTGTTTTAATACTTCCTTCCAAGTTTCGTAAACCCAACCTGTATTTACCTTAACACTTTTTTTGCCGTTAGTATTAAATGTTTTTCTTTGCCCTTCTAATCCACTATAAAAAGTTGTTGGAAATTGTGAAGTCTGCATCAAATTGTATTCCGTGTTTTCAACATTAAAGTTATCTGTACTTGCTTTAAAAAAGAATTCTCTTTGCCAAGCTCCGTACTTGTTTACAAAGTCAATTATAACAGGTGTATATTTGCATTCTTCAAGCGGATAAAAATACCAAGTTGCTTGTACTGCTGAAGCTCCGTTTAAAATTTCTACTTTGTTTCCTTCGTTTACGTTTGCAGTTCTTACTCGTGGAATATCAAATGTCGAACTTGCTACTGCTAAACTTGTTACTACTGCGGTGCTTAAATTTGTGTAACGTGCTGTAAAACTTGCGCCTGTTGTTACTCTTATTTTTCCTGCGTCTGAAGTCGGGTTGTAGTAATAATTTCCTGCGTCAAGTCCGTAGTTTCCATTGTCAAAATTAAATCCTTGTTCGTAATATGAATAACCATCAAATGCTATGTAATCAATTGTATTTAAAAGAGTATAAGTCAAACCTACTAACTTATAACGTTTAACCCTTACGTTTACTCGTTCATTTGTTGGGTTAGTTGCCGCAGCGTTTCCACCTGCTGAACAACTTGTAAATCTTATGTATTCACGAATGTATGGTGATATGTCGTAAAGTGTTTCAACGTTGTTTGACGCTGGTATTAATTTACTCAACGTATATTGTGGACTTCCTAAAAAAGAACCATTTGCTAAAAACAATTCTAATTTTGAGCCATTTTGCCCTGTTTCTGCAATCCTAATTAAATACGGTGAACGTGCAAATATATTAGCCATTATTTCTTTTCGTTTTTAAATTGTGTTTGTTTAAATAAATTCATTGCATCAAGTCCAAACTTTTCAACAAGTTCATCAGGCAATCTTTTAAATGCAGCTTCAAAGGGTTTGGTAAAAAATAAACTTGGTTTTATACCTTGTGCAAATATTCTTTTCTGCAACCAAAAACCCAAAGTCTTATAACCACCCTTTGCAAATGTTCCGTCTGCATTTCTAAATCTTATATTCTTTTTTTGCGCCCATTTACTCAAAGGTTCAACAGGTGGCATTTTACTTTTAAAACTAAACGGACTATTCGGAGCTTTTTGTTTTCCGTTTTTTACTAAACTTGGGTTTGCGCCTTTAACTCCTTTGTCCTGAAATTGCCCGTATTGGTTCATTTCAAAGTCCATACTGAAACTATTCGGCATTGCCTTAACATTTCCTTTTAAACTTTCGTAAAGTCCTTTAGAAACGTTCTTTTGACTTCGAGTTAAATTCTTTCGTGCTTCTTTAATAACGTAATCACGAAACCTTTCAAGTTCTTTTTGTACTTCGCTTTGTTTCATCTTAACAAATAGTCATTTCATTAGGTGTTACTACGTCAAAAGTCATAGTCCAACCTGCCATATAATTTTCGAACCTTTCAGTAAATGGTTCTAAATTTGCAGTTCCTTCAACCATAAATAAGTCGTATGCTAAACTTCCGTGTTTTATTATTTCGTATGCCCTGTTTAATACTGCGTGTTGTGTATTGAGTACGTCAATTTCGTTATCGTTACCTAAAAATATATTTGTTGTTGCGTTCTTGGACAAGTCTACAACATCCATTGCTATTAAACTAATATTCCAAGTTGTTGTGCGTTCGTCTAACGTGCAGTTGTTTACCATTATATGTAATAAAGGAAATATTGTTTGTTTACTTAAATCAACTTTAAATATGTCACCTTGTGTTACCGTGTTAACAATAACGTCTGCGTCAAAGTGTGTTTTTAATTTGTCTAATAAGTTGTAATAACCTGTCATCGTTTTAGTTTATTAAGTTGGCGTTGTTCAATTTCTTGCTTTTGTTTTTCGAAGGTAAGATAGTTGAGACACATAGTAAGTCGATATCCGGTGACTGTGTCAAATCTTGTAATGTCTCCTTGAGCGAGTGCATAAACTGATTG